CAGGCTCAAACGTCTGCTTGATAACCGTAATAAACTCGCCGGTTTGTTTGTCCTGGATATACGCTCTATCAGTCTTACCCAATACAACCGGACCTTTAATTACACCGGTACCAACAACACACGCATCGTGAATAATGTCGCGGCATTTGGAGTTGTACTTGGTTTCGACAAGCTGATCTTCAATGAGAGTTTCCATTTTTAAGCAAGCGGCTTTGGCTTGCTCTTGCACTCTATCAGCCACATCAGCATTCGTTACCGCCGTACCATCTTCGTGCTGAAACGCTGTATCACCCAACTTAAACTCTGTCTCTTTGTCGTTTAGCATATCGACAATGCTAGGCTTGGGCGTGGCCTTAATACCCCAGTTCTTATCGTCATTGGGAAATAGCAGATCAACTAACTGCGCTTCACCGGCATTGGTTTTAGCGCGAGTCAGCTTAATAAACACCTTGGCTGTTTCGCTGGATTCCATCGCTGCCAACGTCTTTTCGTCATACTTGCCGTGGTAATTGCGCAGATCTTCAATCATGCGCGTATCGATGGCGTTTCTATCAGCAATGGTTTCGCTTAACTTGCGCTCAAGATCCAGCGCTAAAACATCGAGCTTATCGCCTGGGTCATGCTCATGCTCGTATTCTTTGATATTTGCGTTTGCCATCGTGATTAATATCCCGTTAGTGTGTCAGCGGCAGCGGTTTGCGCTGCTGTCTGTCTAATTTTTTCAGTTGATGCGTAATCGATTTCACCTTGCGCGCCCTGGCACAAGTATTGAAGTGCATCGTGTGGATGCGAAAACTTGTTTTTATCTGCAACACTGGTGTACCTGGCATCACCAGACACTTGAATGCGCCGCAATTGATAGCCGCCATTGAACCCTTTGCGCAGCGTTTTGCACTGTGCGCCCATAACGAACGCGACAATCTTGTCGATTTTGCCTTTCAAGAAGAACCGCACCGACTCCCATCGATTATCTGGTTTGTTGCTGGTTGTGCCGTAAGCCGTGATCCCGTATTCCATATTGAGAATTTCAATCGGGCTGTTCTCGTCATTGCCTGACTTAGCAATACCAGACGGATCGCAGTACGCTTCATAATCTGACTTCTTAAAATCTGGGTAATCCCTGCGCAGCACTGGCATTAACTCGTCCATGAATGAACGAATACCCATGTTCTCGCTGATAAACTCACGAATGATGCGCAATTGGCCCTGTGGTGTTAACTGACCAATAATGCAAGCCGGAGTGCGACCGAAGTCGAACCCCATTAATATTTTTCCGTGCTTCTTGATTGGCAGTAGGTTTAACGACGTTGTATGTAAAACATCGTTCCACTGTCCCTTGTAGATCGGCATACCGGTTGAAACGGTGCCGTAATCGTTGGCCAGGTTGACCCTGATCCAATCATCATCCTTACCTTGTACCTGTTTGATGTAATAGCCATCAGGTAAGTTAGCCAGGTTTTCCGCATCTTGATTAGCGCGCCATTCGATAATCCGCTCGTCGCCAATCATCTTAACCACTTCAATCACGCCGCCAGGTTGACGTAAAAAGGTCCAGCCCTCTGGGTGCTTTTCTTCTGCCAGTTCGTAATACCAATAGTCATCATCTGGCGCGTTAGTATCGCCAAGCATCCCATGCCAACTCGGACCGCCCTCTGCTGCAGACGGGTAACGGCCATGACGACCATCACACATATCGACAATCGGCTTTGATAACTCTTTGACTTCATTCAGCCAAAAGCCTGTTACCTGCAAACCCCTGAGCTTTCTTACTGCGTCCGGTCTATCCAACGCCAGGAAAACCAACTCAGCTTTTACCCTGGTGCCATCATCTAAATCAAAATCAAGGTAATGTGTCGGTGGGAAGTCCTGATTGAACCTGCCTAGTTGACAGTCCTCATTGTGATATAAGTCGCACCAATCCTTAATCGTGGTGCCTTTGAGGTCTGGGTATGTGTTACGAACGGCAATAAAGCGCGTCTTGCGAACGCCGAACTGATTCGGTTTCTGCTCGCACATTTGGCTAAACACGCGCATTGCACTGCCGTATGTCTTACCAGAACCAATTGGCCCCATAATAAGAGTGTTACGGCCACGCGCATGAATGTATTGCTCAAGCACTTTGCCTTGCGCTGCAACATGAAATTCATACGTCGTTTGTTCTGACACACTATTCTGACCCCTGCGCCTTGGCTTTCTTGTTGCGACCTGTGAAGTCGCGCACAATCACTTTTGGTCTGTCTGCTATTTCAATCTTGTCAGTGAACATCTTGAGATTTCGACCCAGCAACTCTAACGCCCTGATCTTGTCGTTAAACTTAACCTTTTTAGTGTATTCAACGTCGCCGTCATCATTGGTGTAGCTAACGACTTCCAGGCTAGAAAGTCCTCTTGCGCTAGCCTCGTCCAGTTCGCTGACATTTTTAAGTTGATTTGCATCGCCAAAAAACATGCGCGGATCTAAGAACGCTGTCATAGCGATTTCTTGCAGCACACGTTCAGCAGTGATTTCGATTTTTTCAAGCATCTGGTCAAGGTGCCAATCAATAGCGTGTTTAATATGTTCCTTGTGATAAACCTGGTGGCCTATCTTCTCAGCAGTCTTTTCGCTGTAACCTGCACGAATAGCGGCCTGAGTCATGTTTTTATCAATGAGATATTCAAAAATAAACAACTTTTCTCGGTCAGTGAACTTGTGCCAGGACCAATCGTAAACAGCTTTATCACTCATCTTGTTCTATCCTCGATAGCTGCTTAATCAATATCTCTCGCTGCAGTTCTGCTAGACGTTCCTCACGCGCATTTTTACGCGCCTGGTATATTCCGTTAGCAACAGCGGTAGCGATGGCGCACACAATACCAATGATGATACCGATATCATTCACTGTTAGCGCACTCCCCAAAAATGTAGAAAACGACGCGACGTAAGACACTGCAGGCACTATTTTTTGTGTTCCTAGCTCAGTCGTTACGCTCATGTTTTTGCCGCCATTGTTGAAGTCGCTCAATGTTCGTATTGCAAACATCTATCGAGTTCGTTTGTTTCAGTGAATGATTCAGTAAATCGAGGTTCGTTTTACCGTTGAATTTAGGGTTGTCGCACAGTAACAGCCAATCAATTGGCGGTAGGACATACACCGCTTTGGTCTGCGTCACTACTTTTACAATCGGCTTGCTTGAGCAACTGCAGAGCATCAAGAGGCAAATCAGCATTAGCCCAAGTTTTAGTTGGTTCATGTTCTGAGGTCCTTAGCTGTTCAGCGCGTTCTATCTTGCGCCCAAGGGCCGATTCGAGATCGGCCACTTGCTTTCGATGTGAGTTATTCAAGTCGCTGACTATCTTGTTATCACGCTCAAGCCTGGCGATTTCTGCCGCTTGATTTTCGTTACTGCTGATTAACGCATTAACACTGACCTGTGCATTAACCAGTTCAGCATTTAATGCTGCGTTCTTTGCTTTAAGCGACTGCATACCAAGCGCACCAACGGCCAACATTAGGCCCATGATTAGGGCTGCACATAACAGCACTGTGGTTTTGAAGTCGTTAAACATTACAGGTCCCTTAAACAAAAAAGCCGCTCATTTGAGCGGCGTTTGATTAGTCCAGGTAACTTTTTGCCTTTGGCATAAACCCACCGAGTCAGTTCATTGCAGGCACCAACACGATCACCTGACCATAGTTTCTTGCGAAGCGTAGAAGCCCCAAAAGCTTCTACCCCTACGTTGTAGATAAAGCTAAGGTAAGCAACGTGTTCGCCCTCGCTAAGTGGAGGCGTCAACTTCATTAGCTCATTGTCGAACGCGCGTAAATCTGATGCCAGCATGTCTAAACATTGCTCATTGGTGAACACCATGCCGACTTTAATGTTATGGCCAGTTTGACCAAAGCAAGCTGTTTGGATGCCAACGGGATCAATGTATGTACTTAATATCTCGCCCTCGCTGTTAGCAATCAGTACGCCGCCAGTAAGCAAGGCACCTGTAAAGCCGATGGCGAGTAAGCGAGATTTGATGTTCATTACACGATAACCCAGTCGTCAGCTAGTGAGTCAGACCCCGAAGGAGCCCACATAGCTAAATCGTTCTGAGCTGTCTTGAGTGACCAATAAGGCCTGACTTTAATCATAGAGCCTTCTTCAACTCCGTGAATTGTTGCGGTAGCTTTATTGGCTGGGCAACCTTCAGGGAATCCAGGCATAATAACTGCGTACATTCCTGAACCATTCCAGCCTTGGCGAGCAATCTTACTGCCAGCTTTAGCCGCTTCAATGGCTTCACCAAATGTTAGCAGGCCATTATCATCAACAGCCGGTGCATAAGTCTTTTCAAAAATATCAGGCTTACACGGATAGAACTCACCATTAACGCCCTTGATAATCCAATCGCCAATACTCGCAGTCATCACGCCCTCAAGCGTTTTGATAGCTAGCACAACTTCACCACCACCTATATCCGCTGACGCATTAAGCTGTGTTCGAGCCTTGCCGCCAAACTTATCAATAAAGTGTAAGCAAGCTGCTGCGCTAGCCGATGTAAGCTGCATTGCTTCAATAGTGACTGGTTTCTTGGTGAATCTAGGCATTGTGGAGTTCTCCGTGAAGTCCATAAAAAAAGCCCCTGCATTGCTGCAAGGGCCAGAAACAAGAAAGCCACCGGTTAAGGTGGCTTTTCTGCGGGTAAAGACAATTACCCATGCTTAGACAAATAATAAACAATTTAAGGCAATAGTCAACAGCGCGTTACACCGACATAGGTTTAATATGCGTCACACTGTAATTGAAGTTAGCGCCAAACCTAATCGGCCCTAACGACTCCATAAACCTGTAAGGCTCATGTTGGCTGTGCATTCCACCGAAGTTAACAACAACCGTCCCGTCGATAATATACTGCTCACTTCCATTGCCATACGTAATTTTCTTGCAGCGCTTAATGACTTCACTGTGATTATCAATATCAACGCCAGCTTTAACGAGCTCACGCTTTAATATTTTCTCTTGTTCGTATAGCAACTTGGCAACGACGTTACTCGCAACATCCTTTGCGCCTGAGTTGAGATTGTATTGCGCCAGGCATTTGTCACCGGCAAACTCATGGCTGTTTACTTTATCCTCAAGCAGCATCACCTGACTATTGAGTTTATACACTTCACTGCGCGCTTGCTCTAACCGTTGTTCCAGCGCTTCAACGTATTCAACAACTGCCTTTGGATAATCACCAGTAATCAAACCATCTTCATATGCTGCTTCAAGTTCTTCGTATTTATCTTGGTTTATTAACTCACCCGATATTTGTAGTTCGCTCATAATCTTACTAATCCTCTTGTTGAAATCATTTCATCCAGTTCACGAATATCACTAACGCTTAATCTGTGGTTGAACTCAGGCGTAATTGCGTAAGAACTACCACGTTCGATGCTTCGCAATTGTTCTGGCTTACTAACGTGATAGAAGCCATCGATGCCATTTGACTGCGCATACCTGGCCGCTTCACTCTTGTTTCTGGCTATGATGATTGTCTTGTTCATAAATGACCCTAATCACCATACGCAGCAGATGGACAGCTTTTGCTGATTGGTTCTAAGCAGTCCTCACAACGGAATATTGAATACTCAGCGTCAGTACAAACGTCACTACTGTAAGTTAGTTCGTTAGCATAGATAACCTGCTTACCATCGCGTCTTGAAGAAGTCTTAGTATCTTCACCGGTTCTCACAATCACTTCACGACCGCAAGAGCACTTATCATTAATTACTGCCATAATCACCCCTAAAAGTTGTCACTTAACTGACTTAATCAAACCATAACCGGCTGCATGCAACCTGGTCGCTATGCCCGTCGCGCTAGTCGTTTCACACTCAAGCACGATTGCAGCGATGGCGCTAATGTTCTGCTCGCGCTCAATTCTCTCGAATGCCTCGCGTTCTTCTGGCGTTTCTGTCAGGCAGTTAGTGCCAACATCTTGAAGCGCGCAAACTGGTGCGTGTACACGGAAGCGTTTATGCTCTGCAACAAGCATTCTTGCCAAATGTTTGTCGTGACTCACTTTAGTTCTAACATCAGTTTCATAATCAATTATCATGGTTAATCCTTATCGAAAAGTGGACAAGTAAGGCCAACGGAAAATGCCACTACAGATGATATGTAGCAACTGAGCAACAAATCACCCCTTACACTAAAGTCCATCCCGTAAACCCAAAACCCAAGCGCAGTAACCAACGAAAACACAAACCCTAAAATTAATCTGGCTTTAATATTTACCATGCCGACCTCCTAAGCGCATTTATCCGCTACCAATTCAGTGTTTAAAATCCTTTTACTAGCAATGTCAAAGTAAGAATTATCCAGCTCTATCCCTATAAAGTTTCGATTAAGTCTTTTAGCAGCAACACCTGTGGTACCGCTACCCATAGTAAAATCAAGCACCATATCGCCAGCATTTGAATACGTAAGAATGAAGTACTCCATAAGCCTTAGCGGCTTCTGTGTTGGGTGAAAGTTTCCACCATGCTTATCACTTGGAAATTTAAGAACACTTCTTGGGTACCGACTTGTTGAGTCGTAATCAGTTAGCCTTAAAGCTTTACCGTAACATTCGGAATTAACATCTTTACGCCTGGAAACTTTACGTTCGTGACCATGTGTAAACTGCGGGTTATATGTAGGCAGTTTATTATAAAAAACCAGCGCGTTTTCGTGAGCCTTTAGCGGCATTTTATTGGCGTTGAGAAATCCGGTAGCGTTAGTCTTCTCCCAAATCCACTCATGCTTTAGCATTTTTATATTTGACGCACCCAGCACTTTATCAAAAGGAGTTTGAGCCATTATTACAGCAACACCACTAGGCTTTAACACCCGCTTAACCTGCACCCACATTAACTCCAAGTCTATGCACGAATCCCATTTGCACTGAGTTGTGCCGTAAGGAGGGTCTACGAGAATAAGGTCTACACTCATACTTTGAATAGATCCCATCAGCTCAAGGCAGTCGCCATGGAAAAGCTTAACGTCCATGCCGACCTCCCTGATCTGGTTTTGCACCAATCATGAATACACATAGCAGCGCAGTAACCGCCAATGAAAACAAAATAAACCCACCAAATAGCAGGTACACAGTGCCAACACTCATTAAACCACCTCCGTTTGCTCAAAAGTCGCTTCCAGTTCTTCACGAATGGCATACGACGCCGCTGTTTCAGCAACATGCAATTCGTTAATAATGTCCATGTAATCGTCGTAATACGCCGCACTAAATACCCGCCTGGTAATGTCCTTGCCAGTTAACGCGCTCAATTGCGCCGCCAGGTTAGCCGATGTAAGCAATATTTTGCCGGTACCATGACAAGCTGGACATTCAAACATCTTGGAATAGCGACGACTTAACCGCTCACCAGTGCCATTACACAACTCACATCTTGGCGTTCCGCACACTTCTCTCGCTGCCAAAAACGCCATGCCGCGCGCAATAACTTCATCAAACCCGCGATTAATCAGTAACAGCGATGCCGTTCTGTTGATTTTGCGAGTAGCCGCTTCATCGCCGGCAATCTTAGACTGTAAGACCAACATGCCGAGTTGATGCTTTGACTGAACCATGGCAAGTACACCCAACGCATCTTCCTTGCTGAATACACCGCGACTCATTGGCGCAGACAGTTGAGGGCTTTTGATGCAAGTCATCATCAAGACGTTTTCTAGTGAAATCATGGGCTACCCTCTAGTTATCTCTGACTGACGTCTGCTTGGCGCAAATGCCTGCATCGCTTTGTTAAACACTTTTTCTCTTTGCGCATCAATGTATTGCGCTGGCGCGGTTTCTTCTAACCCTGCTCTAGCTCTCGTTAAACCTCTTTGCTTGAGCTCTAGCCCTAAATCCTGGTTATTGAGGCTGAATAGGAACGCGCAACGCATGATGCTAATACTGTGTTGAACATAGGCATTTGCGGCGGCATCCATACGTTCAGCTTTGGGTATATTTCTGAGCATTAGACGTTCACCAGCAGCAGCTAAGCAGTCTTTACCTCTTGGTCCACTTCTTGAACACGCAACGCACTTGCCAGTTCTCGCGTAACGAATATACGTGCCACAAGTACCCTTTGTTTTTTGGTCAATGTGCGGGTTTTTATCAACGTAAGTAAGCTGTCCGGCTTTCATTGCTGCTTCACGTTCTTCATTTTTAGGCTTCATCCTTAACACCTCCAAACATCGCCAGAAGCGCAGCATCGCGTTTATCTTCTGAACTAGTACCTTTCCAACCCGTTAGCGCATTAAACACAACTGCGTTTGATTTTGCGGCCTTTACGGTTCCTCGTAATGGCTTAACCATGACCACATTCACGCCCATATCATCTAAAAACGCTTTTATGTGCCTTGCAGTGGCTTTCACCTTGCCAACGTCTTGAGCAACTTTAAGCTTTGTTGACAGCTTAGTTACGCTTTGTCTCTTGAACGTCGGTTTAATTGCTTCAACATCTTCAAGCGCTACCGTTAGCTTTGGCTCACGCTTTTGCACGACAGCGATAAACTTGATTAACTCGACCAGGCTCTTTGCGCTTAGGTCCATCAATTTGCCGTTTTCAACGATAGCAACACCGTTTTTAACTAAGTCTGGGTCTATTCCAATAATCATCTGTATTTAACCGCCGTTTCGTGTAGATATTTGTTTGCTAGTTCTCTGCCATCGCTGCCGCTGAAAAATAGCCGTTCGTATTCGTCTGATACCTCAACCTTTAAGCTTTCTGGTATCACGCGCATTCGACTGAGAATAAATTTAATGTCATCCTCGCCTCGCCTTGAGTACCAAAACCTTGGGTATCCGTGAAAGACTCCGGTCGGCTTCATTGGCTTCTTGGTTTTGACCTCAGTAATGCTCGAATAGAAGTCAGGCGCGTCGTCATCGAGTTTCTTGAGTGCCATGGCGTTTAGCCTCTCTCGCGTGAAGTCTTAGTTTTTGCATCCGTGCTTCGAGTAGCGTTTTAGGCGTTCGTGCCTGGATTGCTGTTTCAATTTCAGCCCTTGCGCTTGGTGCATGGTTTTGCAGTAACGGCACATCAATTCGAGCGATGTACTCACCACGCGCTTGCTTAGCTGCGTAAATCTTCATGTAGCTAGCAAACAAACCAAATGCTTTGTCTTGTGGTAATTGGGTCTTGCATTGAAAACCACATTTCAACCGTGTCGCATGTTCAACATCACTAAGCGGCTTCTTGCGCTCAATCATTCGAGTGAACGCTTCGATTAACTCAGTTTCACTAAATGCGCTTGGGTTATACCACTCGATGAACTGACCTGCACTTGGCATAAACGGGTTAGTGTCTAACCGTGCGCGCTTAATGCCTTGCTCAACTTGTGCGATGGTGCGAATACCGTTCTCAGCGAATGCGATGGTCCATTGCTTTTTCCAGCTTGCGATTGCACCAGGTTCAGCTAGTGCATGTTTCCATGCTGGCTTAATGCTGGTTAGCTGGCGTAGGATTTCATTCACAACTGCAGCAACTTGCCCGTTAGGACTTGTGCTTATCGCTGGCTGCTGCTTAACGCTGGCTTGCTCGATGTATTCAATCGTGCTGCTTTGCAGTGTTTGAATTGGTCTAGTTTGATTTTTCATAAACTGTTCCATCCTCGTTAAATACCAAATCGTTAATCCAAGACTTGTCATTCAACCCCAATGGGTCGTCGTTCTCACTTTGCCCTTGGCTAACCTGGTTAGCTCGGTTCTGCATCCATGAGTGAATGAATTGGGTGATCTTGGTTCTCGGTCTTAGCTCGTCAGGTCTTGCATGAAAATGCCCTGCAATGTTTCTAAGCTGCTGCTCAACGTCCAGTGCGGGATAAAACCTTTCCAAGCTGCTAACAAGATCGTCAGTCACCAAAAAATTGTTATTGCCAGTCGTTTGGATTTCGAGTCGATTTTTTTTAGCGGCCCGTTGTTGTTTTATATCCTGATCCTGTTCCTGATCCTGATCCTGGCTTCGATGGGCCTTTGAAGCCCCTTGCAAGCCCCTTGTGTTTTCAGCTTGTTTTTTAGTTGGATTATCAAGCCCTAAAACGTCCCAATATTTATTCAAGAACTCAGCTTTGGCGCGGGTTTCAGGTAATGATTCAAACTGCTTTTTAATGCCTTTAACACGGTTATCTTTAGGCTTTAGATTCTCACCAACTTGATAGCGCAGTGCGTTAGTCACGAAAACCGTTTCACTGTCATCATCAAAAAAGCAAAAATCTTCATTTATAAGGCTTTGAAGCCCCTTTGAAGCCCCTTGTATGTCAAGACCAGTTTCATGCGCCATGTACATGATTGGACAATGAAAAACGCCTGTCATCGTGGAGTGTGGGCCTGTCATTAAATAGAACGCAATAATCTGCGCCTCAACATCACCGCGCAATTTCTTACCGGTCCCACTAATCCAAAAACTAGGCTTAACAACGCTGTAATCACGCATCGTTACCCCCTTTGAAGCCCCTTTGAAGCCCCTTTGAAGCTCCTTTAAAGGGTTTATCTGTGATTAAACTCATGCTTGCAAGCCTTTAGAAGTGTTCAACGCATTACTGATCTCAATCGCTTTACTGTGCGATAAGTTAACGATTGAACCCTTGGCCACACGGTACGCATAGTTGTATCTAAGGTCGTGCTTATTGCAGAACGCCTTTAATGCACCGTACTCGGCTAGCATTCCCAGTAGCTTTTTCCTTATTTCAGCGGTAGTCATTGTTGTGACGTTATTCATCTACTTATCCCGCCCTGACTTGTGACTTGATAACTTCATCTAACTGGTAGATCGTTTGGATTGAATTGACTGTGTTGCCGTGAATATCAATGTATTCTTCTTGAGTGATAATGCCGTCAGCCCTAGCCCCCAGGATCACCATGCTCAACTTGCCTAGTTGAGATTGAAGATTCAGTAAGAGATCTGAAAACTCGTCATCTGTTACGCCGCTTGAGTCGGGTTCTTCAACCAAAATAAAACCAAGTGAGCGAGCCCAGGCTTTAAGTATTCTTTTATCGCCGGTGATGTTGGTGATAGCGATGGCTTCACCAAGGTTTAATTGATGAAAATCGCTATCGTTATTTAACTTTGCTAGCAGGGTTTTTGGGTTCTTACCCATGTGCCTAGCAATGTTTGAAATGTTGTGTTCATCAATTAATGATGCCGCCGCTAAAAATGGGTCTTGCGAACAATCAGATCCTTTTCGCGTGTCTTTTTTACTAAAGAACATATAATTCCCTTATCGATTACTTAGAAGAGGCTGGATCTTCAGCTCGTAATTTTTTCTTAGTGATTTTTTCAATCTGATAGGCGCGCAGCAATGGCACCTTTTCACCCCACTGAGAAATAGATCCTTTGGTAATATCTAGCGCTTTTGCTATCTTCACTTTGCTGCCAAAGTGAGCTATTGCATCTGACGTTTTCATTTTTACACCTTTATTCACAAAAAAAGTTTTAAAACCTAAATAAGTTTAGACTATAAAACTTTTTAAGTATAGGACTTTTAACTTCTATGAGTTTAGAATGCTTAACTATGGAAATATCAGAACGCATCAAACAGCGGATGCAGGCCTTAAAGCTGAAAGCTGTGAACCTTGTGAAGTTAACAGGTGTCTCTAAAGGGACGGTTAGCCAGTGGGTAAATGGTATTACTAACCCAAGTGGGCAAAATCTTATTTCTTTGTGTAGTGCGCTTCAGTGCTCTCCAGCTTGGCTACTTACTGGTGAGGATGATTCTTATAAAAAACCTAGCCACAATACTTCAATCTATTCAGGGTTGATTGGTAGTTTTGATCTATGGGATAGCGAAACGCCGATTAACGACGATGAGGTGGCATTGCCATTTTTTAAGGAAGTAGAGTTGGCAGCGGGTAATGGATCTACCTTAGTGCAAGAAGATACTAGCTTTAAACTGCGATTTGCTAAATCAACATTAAGGAAGCTTGATGTCAATCCAAGTGATGCCGCATGTGTCACTGTGTCTGGCAACAGTATGGAGCCAGCATTGAATAACGGCGCAACTGTTGGTGTTGATACATCTAAAAAGACAATCGTAGACGGTAAAATGTATGCCGTTGATCATAACGGCATGTTGAGAGTTAAAATATTATACAGGCAACCTAACGGCGGGGTTAAGCTCCGAAGTTTTAACATAGATGAATATCAAGACGAGGTTGTCGATTACTCTGACATACGGATAATTGGTCGCGTATTTTGGTCGTCAAACTTTCATTAAATAGATGTTATTAATCATTATATTG